GTCGGATGTAAACGTAATACCTACACCAACTCCTACACCATCAGTATCTGAGAGTGCTACACCTACACCATGAGTATCTGAGAGTGCTACACCAACTCCTACACCATCAGTATCTGAGAGTGCTACACCTACACCTACACCATCAGTATCTGAGAGTGTCGTGGGTGGCACATGGACACCTGCCGATATATCTGGTTCTATATGGTTCGATACCACTGAACAAAACTTTAGAACCGACGATGGTACAAATCTGACACAACTACAAGATGTTAATGGTGGTTCATTTACGTTCGGTGCATCCTCCGGCGTAGCGCTTGTCAATGACTCGACTGTTGGCGACGTTGCTGAGTTTTCTACTGGGACTCCTATGTCCGGGAATTTTGATAACGGTTTTGATGTTGGCGCGATAGATGGCAGCTACTACGATTGGGCGGTTTTTTGCCAACGAATGCATCTGATCTTGGTACGTTATGGTTTAATGCCGCCATATCTGGGGACAACAGTGCTGGATGGCACAACTTGATGATGAGGGATACAGGCTCAGGACCGAATGTTATTGCGTATCATTGGGATGGATCCGCAAGGTTTACTGAACAATCTATACTTTTATCACAGTGGGTGATGGCTGGCCAAGAGTATAGTGATGGTCTTATAAGACTTAGGCTCAATGGTGGAGCGGAAACAACCGCCAACACTGAAAATCAAAATGGTTCGGCCGCTGCTGATTTAGGATCGGGGAACATCAGGTTCAGTGGCCACATAGCAATGCGAGGTTATCTAGCACAAGCACCGAGTGAATCAGATCGCCAGAAGTTGGAGGGGTGGGCTCTGCACAAGCTTAATTTAGAAAATCTACTACCTACTGGCCACCCATATAAAAATGCACCACCGTAAAAAATAAAATCACATAAATAATATCAATATAACGTATATTAAACATGACAACTGAAAACTCAAGCTTAAACGATTATTATTTTCAAGCACAAATAGAAAAATATCTTGTTCAATTCATGGCTATATTTTCTGGGGTTCAAGTCTCAACAGGAAAAAACGAAAGTGGATCAGATTCTAATCTCATACGAGTACCGGTGGTACACGGATCAAAAGATCGAGTAGTAGCTCATATTTTAACTGATAATAATCCCAATACTCCAGTAAAATTACCATCAATAGCAGCCCACATAACTGCCATAGAGATGGCCACAGATAGAATGAAAGGACAAGGAACTACCCATACTCATGTCACATTCCCGCGCGGCGGAGTATTTCCAGATGATTTAAAAACTGTTACAAAATTGATGCCAATACCATATTATTTTGGCGTGGAACTTAACATATTAGCATCCAGCATTTATCAAAAGTACGAATTGCTTGAACAAATATTTTTAATGTTTCGGCCAGAATTACAGTTTAATACATCTGATGATCCGGATGATTGGACCGCACTAAATTATGTTCGGTTAAATGGTATATCTCTAGAAGAAAACTATCCAGCAGGAGATGATTCTAGAATATTATCAACAACTTTAACATTTCAATTTTTGGCATGGATGTCTGCTCCGGTGTTAATACGAGAAAATATAATCCAAAAAATAAAAACAAGGATACAAACTCTAGAACAATTAGATATATCTTCCGTACAAGAGCTTAAAGAATCTGCTGCAGCTAGGGGTGGTGATGCGGAAGATGGATATAAAACATTATTCGATGTTGATGATTTAGATCCACCCGAACGTTAATTTTTCGGAAAATCTATTACATAGATAATAAATAAGATTATAATAACATTTTTTATAGGAGTATGAGAACATGGCAGATTTAATTAGTCCGGGCACTAGTGTAACTATAGTAGACGAGAGCTTTTTCGCACCGGGTAGAGCAACAGCACTTCCCGTTATTTTCATAGCAACTGAAGAGCAAAAAACTCAACCCGACGGCGTAACACCAGCATTGGGAACGTATGAACATGGTGTATATAGAGAAGTAACATCTATAAGTGAAAGTTTACGTCTTTATGGTATTCCTAGATATTTAGAAAGTGCCGAAGGAGAACCATTCCATGGAGATGCTAGAAATGAATATGGTTTGGATGCCTTAAATAAATTTCTTGAAATCGGGAACAGGGCCATAGTAGTTCGGGCAAATGTCAACACAAATGATAACATTGAAGCATTAAGAACCCTTTTTGACAAAAAGATTTCAGAATCCTGCAATTATTTTGATGAACTTTTCATAGATTATCTTGATGAGTTTAATACAGAGAATGATTTTAATGGACAAAATATAGAAACTACTATAAATGGTGCTGATGTAAAACTTTTACTGGAAGAATCGCTACAAGAAGTATTTGATTGCTATTCTTTCTCTTCTAAAGGACGAACCGGAAATAACAACTTGTTTCGAGATGCGTTTTTAAATGATCACACCGGGGACGTTGCTGGTTATCAGGAAGTTATATTTGATACATCAGGTGGATTCCTTACGCGATCTGACGTAACGGGGCTATCAAATGATAATAGTGTATTCGCTGCTAATTTCATTATTGATGGAACTCCACAAGTAATATCATTAGTGGGATCTCAAATACAAACATTTGGTGAATTGATTGATAATATCAATTTAGAGCTAGCTGGAAACGCAACTATCGACTTTAATGCTGGAAGACTTAGAGTAACATCTGCACTTGAGGGAGTAACATCATCTGTAGAAATTACTGAAGATATATCTGGCGTAGAAGGATTGTTTAGTGAACTAAATCTGTTTTCTTCATTTGCAGACCCAGTTTCAGGTCAGGGTCCCAACCCTCTTCCCATGTTTCCGGATGGGTTTAGCCAACCGGCGACTGGGCAATTTGACGGATTGTTTGCTGCAATAGATGATACAACAGAATATACTTCTGAACAAGTTTGTTCAATTGTTGAAACTGCAGCAGATGAGTATGAGCTAACATGGGAATTTAGAAAATTCACACAGTTAGGTACAACTAATGAAGAGCGGAAAGCAGAAATCGTAGAACGCCTACAAGCTGCTGTTAATGATCCAGATTTAGGCCTTAGAAACCCTGATGCATTTAATTTTAATCTGTTAGCATGTCCGGGATATCCAGAAGTAGTTGATGAATTAGTACGATTAGCAGATGATATGCTAGACGAAGTATTTGTAATAGGAGAAACTCCATTTGACAAACCACCTTCTGGCTTAAATAGCATAATTAACTGGGCGGTATCGTCACGTAATACAGATGTTGGTTTGGCATACTGGTATGGCCATGGAATATCGTCTAACATAGATGGTAAAGATATTTTGACTACATCGGCAGCTACAGCTTTACGGGTAATCGCATTTAATGATCGAGAAAGTGAACTATGGTTCGCCCCTGCAGGGTCTTCGAGAGGCACATGCCCACATTTGACAGATACAGGATATGTTTCTGGTGTTTTAGGAACTCCAACTACATTCGTAGTAGAAAACTTAGATCGCGGAAAACGTGATTCACTATACGAATTTCCGAAAAACATTAATCCTATCACGAGAATTAATGGAAGAGGGATTCTGGTTATGGGACAAAAAACCGCTGCGCCTGCTGTATCTTCAAGAGAATCGATAAATGTCGAGCGTATGCTGAGATTTGTTAAGAGAGAAGTTAGACGTGCAGTCTTCCCATTCTTATTTGAGCCTAATGACCAGATAACTAGAAATCAGGCAAAAGCTGTCGTGGACAATTTTCTAAACGGATTATTGAATACCAGAGCTTTACAAGACTTTGCTACTCTAAGTGACTCTACAAATAATACACCAGATAGAGTACAACGAAAAGAACTATGGATTGACGTTGCTCTTAAGCCTACTCTAGCGGTAGAATTTATTTTTGTACCAATAAGAGTTGTGTTGCAGAGTGCTGATGTGGGAGAGGTTGGTAGCATCGAAAGTGTGCCAACTGCCTAAAAACAAAACCCCCTTTAATAGGGGGTTTTTTCAGGATGTGATTTTTCCCATATCCACTTAGAGCTTCCGCAGTCCCATATCCGTAGATATCCTTGTAATAATCTATTTTCATATTCGGTTAAATTTTTATAATCAGAAGAGTTTTTGCGTAACGTAAAACGGTGTACCCTCCTTAATTCATTCGGTTTAAAATACCAATAATTCGGAACGGTGTTTTTTTGAAAAGAAAACCCCAATATATTATACAACTTCCCATTTGACCATCTATTGTCAGCATATGAAACAACCACAGTAGGATCATACGTTTTCTGAAAATGATTCCACAATTTGTTGGCTCCACCTATTACGGATGTGTCTAATAATGATGCAAACCGATCTATTTCCCACGCAGATGACTTTCTAGATAGGTTTCCTTTGGAGAAGGTCATAACCGCCACAATATTGCCGTTAAAATATAATCCTAATTTAACTTTAGATTTATTATATCCTTGAATGTGGTTTTGATTTAAAAACGCCCGTGCGACATCTGTGGTTATTTCTCGTACAGCACATTTTCTTGCATATATTTTATTACTTACCATGCCTAGCTTATATCTAAGAATACTTTTAACTATATTCTTTGATTTCATCCATTCATCTTCATAGATAGAAATCAGTTGTACCCCCTTGGCGTGTAATTCCAAATACTTATAATAATCCGCGTGTTTATCTCGATTAGCATTTTCAAGAGTTTTTTGGGAGTGCCAATATAATCCATTATATTCAATCGCCAGATTTATATTTGGCAAATACATATCAATTTCACGACCCCCATCTAATATCGTTCGGTCGTTTCGTACTACTTTTACAGGAAATGCGCTTATATATTCTGCAATTTCATCCTCTGCAATACTAGTGCCACGATCTCTAGGAAAACAAGCTGGGCAGCACTCAGGATTAAACTTGGAATCAGTAAAATATTGGCGAGTGTATGAAAACTTGGTTTTACATACATTGCACATCAAATTATATGTATGAAGTCCAGTTTTTTCAGATAGTGTATCCTCTAATACACTAAAATTAGATTTTGATATATTATTAAGTATCTTCTCATTAAGCCTTTTTGATCTCACATCATTAGCCTTTTTGATTGATTCTGATGACTGCTTCCGCAAATCATAATATTTAACCGGGTCATCAGCTTTAAGTCGGGTCATGGGCGCTATCCAATTATCATTTTTTAACGCGGTTTTGTATGCTTTTGACCCTCGTGCAGATAACTCATTTGGATGATCTTTGGCATAAGATTTCACAGAATTTGATATTTTTTTTCGTTCATTTTCGGTAAAATTATGACTCGTCCTCTGGAGCTCCCCGCTGGAATATTTTTCTTCTCTCTTCTCCACGCCAAGCATTATATTTTGTTTCCCGATATCAGAAATAGGACCAGTTCTGCCGGGTTTATTTCTTCGATTATTAGACATTTGTGTCTTAGAAATGGCTGAATGATTCTTGCCATACATAGGGTTATTGGTTCCTCGACATTTAAGCGAACGTTGTTTTATATATTCTTTAGACGAAAGAGAATCTACCCCAAAACGCTCTTTGTACTGTTCTGTTGTCACACCATGGGTTTTAAGATGTGTATTTGTTATTTGTGTAGCAAATTCTCTGTTACATATCTTACACGTTACAGGCATAATTAAACACTTTTGAATATATTATATAGGGTTAATAGATTTTACGCAATCTCTGAATAGAATTGCTCTATTCTAGAATTCAATCTCTTTTTATTGTCTGAGTTCAGATGGTTTTTGAACTCGGAATCAATTTCGTCTAATACTTTCATAAAATTAGATTTAAATTTGCTAATACCATCACCTATAATATCATTTTTGAGATTTTTTATAGCCATTTCATAGGTAGCTTTTCGTGATGATATTCCAGTATTTTCTATTTTATCCTCAAGCTCTTTAGAAGATGATTTGAATGATTCTATTTTCTCTTGCATCTTCTTGACACCCTCTTGATACATTTTCTCAAAGGTATCTCTATCATTATAATATTTTTCTTTTTCATATTTCGTTTTTGTAGAAGATGAACCAGTTGCAGTATCATTTGCTGGAGATACTCTAATGATTTCGGCAAGGGCTTTGATAATATCCATACTTCTATTAGAAGATTCTAAGAATTTATCAACCTCTTTAATTGATGATGGAAAGTCTTTGTCCCTAACCACTACGGCGAACTCACCAGAACCATTTTTTAATTTAGCTGGCTTGATATATTGTTCCTTGTCATTTGACCCAATTACATATATATTGATATGAGAAAATGATGCATTTCTAGCAACTTTTCCCACATTGAACTTTAACTCACCCAATTTTTCATCATAAACGAAATGACTATTATCGAGATTATCTATTACAGCATGGAATAACAGTGCAGCCTGATTATATTTTGTATATTTGCTCATGAACAAACCTTATAATTTACTTTAGAATATTTATGAATTTTATTATAAGCATTTTAATAAATAATAATGAGACATAATATTATTAAAAAGTTATTTAGGAGTTAATAAGTATGGCAACTATATCAGACATGGGTATACCGGGTGGTGAAAGTAGCGGAATTTTACAACCCTTTTATAAAAATCGCTGGAGAATCGAATTTAAGTTTGACGGGTTTTCTGCCGGAGTTAGAGGGTTGACCTCAATGGCGATTAATGCCGAACGACCGAAAGTAGAATATGAAGAAATAACATTAGATCGTTATAATTCTCGTGCGTATTTACAAGGAAAATATACCTTTCAACCAAT